CTCTAGCAGAGGGTGAGTCCAACCATGTGAAACTACATATGTATTTAAATCTTCTTCTTTAAGTAAAATCTCAACGAGCTTCTCCCTACCCGCTTCGTCTAATACATTAATGACCTCATCTAAAAACAATACATTAATGCGACTCTTCGAAATACTACTCATTAGCTTTCGAATTGTAATTAGTGTCGCAGTATTCACACGCGTCAACTCACCACTAGAAAGGGCAGTGATTGCAACTGTCTTTCCGTTATCTGTTATTTCAACATTCAATTTGTCATTGTTCACAACAAAATTTATGCTGAAGCGACCATCACTAAGTTCTGCTAGGTAATCATTAGTCATGTCTTCTAAATCTTTCACAAGGTTTTCAATCTTATAAGCTATAAGTCCGCTTGTACTAAATGCGCGCTTAAGTATATCTAAATTTGCAAGTTTTGCCGAATTTTTTTCAAGCTCTTTCTCGATTGAATCCAGCTCTGTTTCAAACTCTTGTGTCTGTTCTTGTATCACTTGTATCCTTGTGTTCTGTGTTGCACGTCTCTCATTTTCGTGCATTATCTCTTGTATCATACTTCTTGCTTTCTTTATCTTAGCTTGTAAAACTTTAATATCTTCCTGAAGCCTAATCGCGTCAATCGGTTCATCGGATAAAGTCGTATCTATACTGCGTCTTAAATTTCCCCACTCGTCCCTTTTGGCGAGGGCTTCTTCATACCCTTCTACACTTTCCTTAATTTGTGCAATTTCTTTTTTTGTACTATCTCTGCTTTGTGTCATTTTGCGGGCACTATTATCTGCTCCTTCTATCATTTCTTCCACAAATCCAGGAGATATAGGCTGGGAACAAGTCGGACACTCTGCGCCAATTCCACTAATTGAGTCGATTGTGGCTTCACATTGTCGTATTGCGAAATCGTATTCCCCGATTTTTCTACTAAGATCATCCCACCTCATCTTGTCCGGTCTTACTATATTTGTGATGTCTCGAATTTTGATCTGTCCCAATAGTTTCTTTTTCATCTGGTTTTCTGAGATTTTTCTATTTGTAGATAAGATATTTTCAAATTCTACTAACAAAGACCGTAATGCTTCTTCGTCTGCGTCCGACGAAATTTCCAATTTTTTCATCGGAAGTATGTTACTATTATCGAGTTTGTTATTATGCAACCAATTTTCTATTGATTGTACTTTACCTCTCGCAATCAAAACGGAGTGGTTTATTACTTTTGCTCCTTTCTTGAATATCTCATGAAAGTCCAAATATCTTTCAAGAGCAAATAGGTCTATGAGAAACTTCTTTCTTGTTGCGTCTGTGGCAGTCAAAAATTGTAAACTAGCATTGGTGTTCTGGTAAACTAACTGTGAGAACGTTTTAAAATCCAAACCTAAAATACCCTCAACAGTTTTGTATGTATTTGTCGCAGTATGAGAAGATATATTCTTGCCATTTTTCAACAGCTTTACCTTAATTACACCACGACTTCTACGAGCATCAATTTTGTACTTTACGTCTTCGACTGCAAAGTTAAGGGAAATATTATAACCTCGATTATAATATCGGTTCTGTATATCCGCTTTCTTGATTCCTTTTGAGTTCTTGTTGTACAAGACCTCCTCAAGTATCAAAGGTATACTCGACTTACCAACACCGTTAGTACCGATAAGTTGTGTCAAATTACTACTAGTCAAATCTAAACTATTGTTTTTACTATAACTAAAGCAGTCATCCCACCGCAATGTCCCGAGAGTAATCATGGTATACTCCTAAAATCTCCTTAACTTGTCCATCTTCTAATTCCAAAATATAGCTAAGATATTCTACCAATTCATCTTCGATAGTCATATCCTTTGTTAGAATCAAAGCAGCTTCAGTTTTGCGTCTTACTATCTTCTTATCCAATAGTTCGGTATTTTTTACTCCCGCTAAGTCTGATACATTACCCTCAATTTCATAAATCGTATGGTCGTAATCCGTGGGAATCATATCCTTTGGATCAGTTATTGTCTTTCTCACTAATTGTGGAAGTTTGAAAGCGTGCCACTTCCAATTCCACGAGCTTGTGTCAATTAGCAAGTAGCCTGTTTGTATTTTTGTTCTATGAAATTGTGTAGCCATAGGACTGCCGGGATATACAATGTTTAATTGTGTATTGGCATGGCTATGTAAATCTCCTGCGAATACGATTGGAAAAGGTGCAAACCTTCTCAAATCAACTTCAGGATTTACGTGTGGAGGTATCGCTCCCCTAACGTGAGTAAATAGCGGTTGCCTTATATTATATTGTTTACTGTGCCACTTTCTATGTAATTCACAGTAAGGGAGGATACCAAATTGATCCGTCATGTATTTTTCGTCAATTATCTCTACCAACGAATTTAATTCCGTTGTAGCACTCTTTAACTGTGTGAAAAATGTTTTTCCCTTTCTTGTTGCTTCATGGTTTCCATCAAATATTAATGTTGGAATACCAACTCCACTTATAAACTCAAAATATAATTCCAATTCTACCATTGAAGGCACTCTATCAAATAAATCGCCTCCAATTATATGTAAATCTGCTTTGTTTTCTAATTCTTTTAACTGTTTTATAAACAGTCTAAACCTATTACGTGCCCAAGTAACTGGGACATTTTTCTGTCCCAGCTTCAAGTGCCAGTCTGCTGTGAATAGTATGGTGTTTACCACGGTTGTTTTTTGCCGTTACCATTAAATTCCTTTGTGACTTCATCAGGTGTCTCACTTCCTAAAGAACGTAAACGATCCAGTAATTCCTTTTGCGCTTCTGTGCTTGGTCGAGGAAGAACATCATCCATTGATTTGAGTTCAGCACATGCTGCCTGTTCTTCTTCATCCAAAGTTCTAGTTTTACATCTTAGAACTTGTAATTGATACTCCACATTAAACGCCATCGGTCCGGTTTTGACTCTTTTAAAGTGTATGTCCCAACCAGTTTCTGGATCTGTAGGATCGCCTAAATCTTCTGCTGCTAGCATTATTTGTTCTAGCAATTTTTTCTTTAGATTTAGGACTTTTACCTGCTTATCAGCAGGATCTATGCATTGTATTGCATAAGACCAACCGCATTTCATTTCTGGGTAGTATGTTCTCACCCAGTCTTTTTCTTTATTATCGAAGGTTTCAGTATCGCGGTTGAACGACAAACATTCCATAGGTATATTTTTGTTGTTTTCTCCTTTTATCCAATAAACATATCGGGGGAGGATATCACCTACCATACGTACAATGTTATCACCATCTCGGTATTGAAATTGTACTATGCTTGATTTTTTCGCTTTACCTTCTAGCTTGGCAAATTGTATAGCCATTTATTTTCTCCTTTTTTAGGGGGACTTCTCAAATCTAAAGTGTATAACTCCATCTTCAATTTTGAGTAGCCTGTTGTTTTTTATTATGATCTCAGGCACAGGATTGTGCAAAAGATCTAGTGTTGTTTTTCTGTTGTCGTAGTAGGAGTTCAAATTTCTATAGCTTGCTACAGCTATATATTCTGCCCATTCTCGATCAGAAAATTGTGGTCTTTTTTCGAAAATAGCTTCGGGAGTTATTAAGAAACTATTTCCAGACCAGTCTTTATTCCAATATTTATATAATGGATCGCGATAGTTTTTGGGTGTAAGACTATAAGTAAGTGTATGTACTATTAACAATATATCAACAATACTGCCTTTCGTCACTTTTAATATCTTTTTCCAATTATATCTTACCATCTATTATACCAAAAAATTAACTCGGTGTCAAGTACTAAATTTTCAAAGGTGATTAATGACATATCCCTGTTTCATGTAGTATCCCAACCGATTATTCGCTTGTCTGCGGGCTGTTTTACCTATCAAATTAATATCAATTACGACTGGTTTTTTCTTACCTTCTTCTTGTCTTATTATTCTCCCGATTAGTTGTGTTAACAAAGGGTCATTATTAACGGGAGTAGCTAAAAGTAAACAGCTTAAGCAGTTTAAAGAAATACCTTCTGAGAAAATAGATTGAGTTCCATAAAGAATATCTTTATCTTTATATATCATTTTCATCATTTTAGGTCTTTCTGTATGAGGAACCTCGCCAGTAATTACTATAGCTCTTTCTCCACTCAATACGGCACACTTTTTTAGTAGTTCAACTCTATCTGATACTACTAAAACTTTATAACCTTTGCTAGAATAAGCACTAGCTATCATTGCAATTGAATGTCGGTATTCCTCATTATAGGCTAGTTGATTAATCTTTCTAGCCCACGGTATGGCAGCTCCGTCTAAGAATCTAATATCTGTACTCTTAAGCTTTTCATATGGAGTCATGTAGTTTTCTTTTGGGGGAGTTAAAACATTACTGCCAAAATAATCTCTAAAAACTACATGTTTCTTATCTTTTCTTTCTATTGTTCCAGATAATCCAATCTTATATCTTGCTCGACTTTTATCTACAACTCTTGAAAAAGTTGGACTACTAACATGATGCATCTCATCAAGTATTACTAGTCCAAATTCTCGTCTGATTCCTGCAATTCTTCTGTATAAAGTTTGAAGATTGCCAATTACTATTGGACTATCAATATCAAACTTTCCACTACCTATAATTCCAGCTTTAATATCAAAAACCTTTTTTACCTCTCTTTCCCACTGCGATCGTAGAGCTAAAGTGTGCACTACAACCAATGTTTTTTGTTTAAGTTTACCAGCTATTGCTAAAGCTGTAAATGTCTTTCCCCAACTGACCCAAGCGTTAATTATACTACTGTCATTTACTTCATTAAATACAGCTTGTTGGCTTGGTCGTAAAATCAACTTAAATGGTGGAAATTTTATAGGTTTTATACTTCGTTTATCTACTATCTCGTGATCGATTGGTATTAAGTCCGTTCTTCCAGATGGATTTGCTATTAAACCATCTCTTATTAATGCCATATTTTTAATCATTATAGGTGGATCATCAAATCTATAGGAAGGAATAGCATAAGTAAGTTCACCATCAATCTTCCTTTGTTGACCGGGTGTAACTGTTAAATAAATCCTATCACTTATTACTGCTTTCATACAAAATCAGGACCACTATACCATTGAACTAATGAATGTCTGGTTCCTTTTATAACTCGTGTTACTGAGTGTAATAATAAAGAAGGAAATACAATTATAGTTCCTCTACTTTTTAATTGTTTGTCAATAGGTAAATTTGTTTTCCCCCAAAAATGTCGTATAAAAAGATCTCCTCCTTTATACGTTTCTGGATCTGATAGTTGTACTGTTACACTTAACTTTCTATATAAAGGTTGTACTATATCACAATCTCTATGATAATCATAAAAGTCTTGTTTTTTATAGGTTGCAAATTGTACTCTTTCTTTGTTGTCTAATACAAAGTTCCAGTTTGCTGTTTCATTAGCTGTTTCAACATAAGCATTTAATACTTTTGTTACCCAATCATCTTTCATCCATGCAACTTTTCCCCTTCTATAAGAAGGATCTGAGGTTGAATCTGAATTTAAAGTAGCTTCTACTTGCTCTTGTTCTTTTCCTTGTTCTATTATTAAATCACAAAAGTCATCTGTTATAGCAGACTCAAAATAATAATAAGGGCATTTAATTATACTTCTCATAATGTGTATTGCTCCAATTTTCTATTCCATGGATTTATTGTTATAGAGATTCTATCTCCTGAAAATTCTTCAACAGCATGTTTACATCCTGGTCCAAAGATAACTAATCTATTTTCTT